AACATTGCCATTTTATAATATCTTTCAACTTCATCCTTGTCCATTAAACAAAGATAACTGTTTTACAGGATATTTATAAAAAATATATTCTTTCTTTATCATCCATTATTTTATGTATTTCTATTTTCATAATTTATTTTTTTATTATAATTAAGTCTTTACTTTCTATATCATCCCAAAAAATATACTTAAAATAATTATCACTTTTTTGATTTTTAACTTTATTATTTTCTTCTAATTCTTTATATAAAATTTCTGTTTTAATTATTGCAATACTTAATAAATTTAAATTTTCTTTATTATCAAAATATGCTTGTAGTGTAAAATAAGGATATATGTAACCTTTTTTTATATTATTATATCTTTTTTTATATTCAGTTTTTGTACCAGTATTTCTTTCAAATCTAATAGTAAAACTATTATAAGGTTTACCAAATTGAACTCTTGAAGCTATACCAGTTAATCCATCTTTACTAATTCTTAAATAATCAATACCTGAATGTATGTCTAATATTTTTGCAATTTCATTATTTTTAACATCTTCTAAAGATATTATTTCTCCACCTATCATTTCAATTATAATATTTTTAATAGATTTTATTGCTTTACTACTATCATATAAATCTACATCCCAACTATTGTACATCCTCTTTCTTTTGCTATTTGTAAGTTTTCTTTAGATATATCACAACCTTCTGCTTTTCTATTCATTTTTGCAGCCATTAATAAAAAAGTTCCTGTACAAGTAAAAGGATCAATAACAATATCACTTTCTTTAGTTGTGTGTTTTATTAGTCTTAATGCTAATTCATTAGGTTTTTGCCAAGTATGAAACCTATCACCTAATCTACCATCGGGTGCATTTATTTCTTGAACAGAAAACATTTCATTAGTAATACTTGTATCTAATATTTTACTTTTTTTTGAATATAAATGCAAAATAATCTGATAATTTAAATTATATTTCATTTTAGGAGTTACACCTAAAGTATTTTTATAAGTCCAAATTAAAGGATTATCAACTATAAATTTATTTTGATTTAAAAGAATATTTAAATAAGCATTAATTTCTTTTGGATAAGCACCTATACATATAAAAGCTCTTCCTGTTGTTTTAATTTTAGATAATGCTAAGTTAACCCATTTACTAGCAAAATCTTTAATATTATCTACGTCAGTAGAATATGGTGGATCAGTCAATAATAAATCTATTGAATTATCATTTATATTATTTAAATATTCTATACAATCTTTATGATATACAGTTGGTTTATTATTTTTAATATCATTTTTATAATAATTTTTATTTTGTTCTTTTTTTTCTTCTAAATTATATTGTTTAGCAGCTTGTAGCATTCTACTTGTTGTAAGTTCTATTCGCTTACTACTTTCTTTTTTTGCTGTTGCTATTTCTTCTTCAAATAGTTCTTGTGGTAAAGAAGCTATTTTTTGAAATGTAGAACTTTGATCTCTTGTAACGCCTATATCTGATAATTTTAACGCTGTCGTATCTTTCGACTGCGTGGCAGCGCCTTTATAAATATTACTTTTTTTAAGTAAATTACCTAATATTCTTTGTGTTCTTAACTTTTGTTCTGCTATTATGTTTTGTAATTCAGCATCTTTCTTTTCTGCTTTTGCCCAAGTTTCAATAGCTTTTACTTTGTTAAGATATTCAACTCCTGTTTCTATATCTTTTATTTGTGCTAATTGTTGTTTTGCGTTGTCTCTTAATATTAATGCATCCATATTTTTATTTTAAAGTATTGCTCTCATTACATATTGGTCTAAATCATTTCCTTCTATAAAAAAGTGTTTATAAAGACCTACTGCTGTTTCAAATTTCTTTTTACCTCTTTCTATAAATTCTTCGCTTGTTTCATATATTGCTATGTCTGTGCTTAATTTATCTATAACTAAAAAACTTACTCTTGAAACATTAAATAAATTCATATAAATATATGCTTGTAAGTCATATCCATATTTATCTGCACTATATTTAAAAGTTTCTAATGAACTGGAACTTTTTAAATCTATAATATGATTTTCTTTTAATATATCTGCTTTTCCCCTAAAAGGTAAATTGTCTATCATTTTTATTTCAGGTACTTCAAATTCTGCTCCTTGTAATAATTCAAGTGCTGCTTCATTTCTTAATATTGCATCAGATAATCTATCTATCATTTTTTTATCTTTTTCCAATACAACATTTTCTATCCCATATTTTTTTACTGCATCTTTATAAATTTTTGTTCCAGTTGTAGATGCTTTTACAATATGTAAAGGTTCTAATTTATGCGGTTCTAATATTGCCCAATGAACAAGCTTTCCAAGAATTAAAGCAGGTGTTTCTCTTTGACCATACTTTAATATATTTCTATAAGTTTTTGGACTTTGTAAGATTTGTTTTAATGCACTACTGCTTAAAGCGTGTTGTCCTAGATGACCATAATAATAATTATCATCATTCATTTTAGGAATTAATTCTTTTTTATTTAGATTTTCTCCGTTTAATAATGTAATCATAATAAAGTATCCGTTTATTAAGGGGGCAACAGATATAGTCGAGTACGCAAAGCGAACCCCCTTAAAGGTGGATTAGACCCCTTATATTCGCTTAACGTAATTATTAATCATATCTTTTGTTTGTTTTATTGAAGGTTTATCTTGAAACCATTTTAAAAATTCATAAGGGCAAAAACTTAAACCAACTAATCCATCTTCCCAAGTCAAAACTTCTATTAATATTTCGTTGTCTTTTTTATATCTTAAATAATCACTAGAATAAGTTTGAACTAAAGTATAAAATTCTTTTTTACTCATCATACTTCTAAATAAATATTTACTTCGTTTCTAACAAATTCATCCAAAGCAAAACGAGCAGCATCACGATAATCTTTAAAACAACAAGTGCCATTTTCAAAAAAATTAAAGTCTCCTTCTTCTTCTAATATTTTAATAAATTTTTCGCAATTAACCGTAGAAATACACATTATATCAATAGTTTCGTGTAAACAATTATCTACTGTTTCACGGTCTGGCTCGTTATATTCACCATTTTTAATTGCATAATTTATATCATCTCTTACATTATCAATTATGTAATCTTTTAATTCTTCTTTATTCTTAATGTTTTCTAAAGTAATCTGTTTTGTTTTCATATTCTGTTTTTAAAATTTGATATAAAGATATTAAAAATTTTGTTAATAAAAAAATTACCAAGGTGTTATTTTATACCCAAAAGGATTAAAGATTAAATTTAATATCCAAAATATAAGTATATAAATAGGTATTTCAATTAAAAGTTGTAACCATAAAGGTTGCTTTAATTTCCACTGTCTAAATTTATTTTTACTTATTTTTTCTAAAAACTTATTATATATTTTTTTCATAATTTATTATTCAGGGCAAAATATTGGCTTCGATTTTTCTCTGTTGTATAAAAAACATTCTTGTGTTGAAAACGTCATAGCTTTTTTTAAATCAAAATCATAATATTTATGTGCTTCATCACAATAATCTTGTGGCTTTGTACAATTTATAAATATTAAAATAATTATACTACTAAATGTTTTCAAAATAATATCCTTCTTCTAGTGTTGTAGTGGTGTACCAACCTCCTTTGATACATTCCCTAAAATAATCGTATTCTTCTTCACTCATAGATTACTTAAACTTTTAAGCTTTTTATTTTCTTTTTCTAGTTCTAATATATCTTCTTCACACTTTCTTGCTCTTTCAATAGCCCTATTTTTATCTAATAAATGTTCACTAATTATTTTTGGAAAAAATAAATCATTGTCATAGATACCACTTACATAGATTCCTATGCCGTTTAAAGCCTCCATCATATCGTTGATTTGACTTGTTGGATTCTTTTTATTTAATTCTAATAAATTCTTACCTAGTATTTCAAAGTTGTTTAGGTATTCTAGGTGTTTTAAATTGCTGATTTTTTTATTTATTGTATTCATTTCTTTTTTGTTTGTAAAATTAATATTTTTATTGATATTGTTGATAAATTTGATACAATCTACTCCAAACTGTTGAAGCAAATGCACAAGAATGACATTCAACCTTTGTTCTGAATATTCTTTCGTAAATAGCAATAAAGGGCTTTTGTTCTTCCCCTGTAAATACATTCTTTTTAGTTTCTACTGCTTCGTGTATTAAATTATATTCTTCTTCGTTAAGGCATTCAGGTCTTTGGTAAGTAAATATCTTATTCATTTTATTTTGTCTTTCTTTACATCCGCAATCTTCACCTGCTATAAATTTAACTGCTTTACTTACTCCTGTTTTATTAAAAACTTTTTTAACTGTATCACCTAATCCTTTTGACTGGTTATCATATTTTGCTTTCCACTCTTTGTAAGCTTTAGTCCTTTTGTCTTTTGGTGGGTTTGATGCTTTCATAATTTTCTTTTTTTAAGTTGTTATAATCTTGTTCAAATATTTCTTTTAATTCTTGCTTACAATTTTTTATTGTATTAAATATAGATACCCAACTAATTTTTGTTTCTTTAGCAATCTTGCGTATGCTCATATCCGTATCTCTATAAAGTTTAAATAATTTAGCATCGTACCAATGCCAGTTATTTATATGTTCGTCTATTAATGCTGTGAAATTTCCGTGTGCTATTTCTTTACTCATTTTATCAATTTCAGGTATTTGTACATCAACATCTTCATCATCTAGGCTAATTTTAGTGA